ACTGCCTTCTTCATGCTCGTCTGTAATCCATTTAGCTGAATTTTCTACGGAATATATCTTACTGCTTACTAGTCTATTAATCAAGTTCTTGTTTGGGTCCACACCCATAGATGCATCAAACATTTTAAGCCTATTATTTGGCTGTATTGCGTAGTTTCCATCATCTAATGCAATCACATGCCCACATTTATGTTGGTCTGGTTTTTCTGCATAGCCAAAATTTAATTCATTAAAGTCTCCTGCACACCAATCTATTGTAAAAAGATACTTACCTTTACGTTTTACTTTACGTCTAGATGTATATTGCATAGTAGCACCAGCTAGTTCATAAAAAGTTGTGACACTTACATTGTAACTAAAACTATCCCACATTACTAATTCATCTAATGGTAATTCTTTTACTCCAGGCTTGGCACAGAAAGCTGAGATAGGTGCTCGCCACCACAGGCCACCATCTTCCATTAAAAAATGAAACATAGGTACTCTGTTTGGTATAGAGCTAAAACCAAATACTCCTACTTCAAAATATTTATCGTGTGAATCTTTTTGGTCTCTAAGGTAATTACCCCTTACCCAACATTCTATTACTGGTATGTTTGCATTAAGATAAGCCATTAGTCATTTATAGTTCCCCAGTTAGTACCATGTTCGTAGTCAACTTTGTTTGGTACTTCTAGAGTAACAGCTTGTTCCATAATCTCAACTACCTTTTTTGCCTGTGCGTCACTTTCTATTGATATACATAACTCATCATGTATTTGTATGTGTGCTACAATTCCTTCTTTGTATAATTCTAACATAGATTTTTTTGTCATGTCAGCTGCACTACCTTGAATTAATTTGTTTAATGCTTTATAAGTGTAGGCTCTTTTAATTCCCGGTCCATGTTCCTGTAATGCATCTTCATGCGTCATTGCTTTGTGCATACCAAAACTATTTGGTTCCCATAAATGAAACCTACAAAGTCTGCCAAGTAAAGTTCTTATCTGTCCTCTATCCTGTGCTCTGTTAGATGCTTTATCCATAAGCTGTTTAACAAAAGGTACTTTACCATGATAAGTATTAAACAACTCACCAGCTTTTTCTTTTGATACTCCAAGTTCTGCCTGTAGTTTAGCTTTACCCATACCATAAAACAATCCTAAGTTAATTGTTTTAGCTTGTGTTCTTTTAATGTCAGCCATGTCGGCGACTGTCTGGTGAAAGTCTGAGTTAGGGTCATCGTTGTAAGCGTCTACTACATCATACACTGATGGTAGTTTATATAGTGCTGCGTAGTGTACAACCAATCTTGGTTCTTGCTGTGAGTAATCAAAACATCCCCACTTACAATTTTTTTCTGGTATAAATAATGATCTTATTTTAGGACCTAAATCTTTGTTACGTGCTGGAATCTGTTGTAGGTTAGGATTCTGATATGAGAACCTACCTGTAACTGTACCACCACCTGCATTACGTAATTGATTTATCTCTGCATGTATTCTACCTTTGTGTTCATACTTTAAAATAGAATCTATAAAAGTTGTGTGTGCTTTGTTAACTTCCCTAGCTTTAGCTATCATGTTAACTACAGGATGCTCGTGTTCTTGTAAAAAGTTTTTAGTAAAACTTGGTGCATCTGTTTTCTCTGTTCTCTCAAATGGTATCTTTAAATTCTCAAATACTTCTGCTATACTTCTTGCGGCCCATATCTGTGGCCTTACGTTAGTTTCTTTTTCTATTGCTGTCAGTATTGCACGCTCTTCTTCTATTAAACTTTTCTTTAATTTTTGTGCACCTTCCACATCAACCCTTACACCTTTGAATCTCATGTCAACCAGGCAAGGAAACAAATCTGTTTCTAGTTCCATAATAGATTGTAAGTCTTGTGATATAATTTCTTTTTTCATTTCTTGCCACAAACCAAACGTAGCTTCTGCATCACGTTCAGCATAAGAACCAACGTTAAGTGAAGGTAATTTATACATCTCAGACTTTGGATCTATACCCCATTCAGCTGCAGCTTCACTAAGACCAGCTTCATTTTTACCGTAGCCATTATATTTCCATGACAAACTATTGAGATCATATCTAAATCTATTTTCATCAGTCACAGCTGCGGCTATCATTGTATCTACAATCCTACCATTAATGTTTAGTCCCAGTGCCCTAATCCAACATACATCGTACATTGCATTGTGAAATATTTTTGTTGAAGTTGTGTTTAGAATATCTTGAAACCATTCTAATACTTTCTTACGATCCATGTTGCCACCACCTTCGTGTGCTATAGGAAAGTATCCTTTGTAATGTGCAGTTGCTACAGCTATCCCTATAACTTCTCCATTACCAATGATTGCACCAGATCCTTTTTTAATTAAGTCTGGGTCCCTTGTCTCCAGGTCAATTGCAATCTCGTCAACCTGTCTTAAGTCCGGAAATTCTGTAGGTATAACCCATTCTGTTTGTGCGCTAAATGTAGGTATCTTCATTTTATTTCCTTTTGATATACGTAGTTAGTTTCTATTTTTTTATTTATTTTATCTTTGTTACTGAATGCATACAAAGCAGCATCGTAGTTGTGTGGAAATATTTCCCAATCAACTAATTTTGGATATATTTCTAAATTAAATTTATGTTTATTAATCTTAATTATTTTTTTAATTATGCTTCCATTTTTATTTTTCATATTATCAGGTAGCAAAAAATCAATAGGCATGTAAACAGCCCCATGTAAAATGGTATATGATTATTCGGTTCCATAATCCCTTTCAATTATCATTTCTATAAAATGTATTGCTTTTTCTAAGTCTTGTTTTTTTCCTTTATCACGATGTCTCACTATGTACTTTATAGCACAACCTTCAGGATATAGCAATTCGTTCTCTACTACAAACTTACTTGGCTGTATTTTATATTTTTGGTAGTGTGATCCTGCAATTTGTTTGTCCCAAACTTTAGATGTCATAACCTCTGTCCTCCCTTTTTGCTGTCATTATATATAAGTTTTGTTTTGCACGAGTTACACCCACGTACCAAACTCTGTGTTCTTCGTCTTGTTTGTCTAGACTATTTTCTGTAGCTTCTCTTATTTTTTTAGTGTTATCTAAAATAATTAAAACGTTTGTAGCCTCTCCACCTTTGGCTGCATGTATAGTTGATAGTTTAATTCTTGGTGCTTCAGATAACCTTTCTTCGTTACGCATCATTTCTCTAATGTATAAACATTCTTCTGGATCAGCTTTAAATACTTCAAACCATCTTTGAGTTTTAAAATAACCCCATTCAGACAAATCATACATTCTTTCATCAGTAGGTATTTCTTCTTCTAAAAATTCAAATAAATCTTTTATTTCAGACAAAGATAATTTATCTCCATTAGTCCAACGAGTGTAATCTTGTATTGACTTGTACAACCTAGTCCTGTAGCTTTTTCTACCTTTTATTTCAAAATATAAACCCATATCTTTTAAGTCTGGTGCTAATTTTTTAAGTTTGTCGTTAGTTCTTGCAAGTATTAGCCAGTCACCTGAGTATAGCGGTAGGTCTTCTATTGAAGTTACATACTCTACATAACCCTTCTCTGGTCTTGGTGACCATTCTTTTTTAATTCTTCTATGATCTGGTATTCTATTTAAAATACAATTAGCTATGTCTTGCACAGCTCTAGGAATTCTGTATGATTGAGGCAAAATTATGTCTTTTGCTGGTTCACTTTGAAACCTTGCAACATCTGCACCAGCCCAACCATAAATTGCTTGATCGTCGTCGCCTGCTAAAATAATGTGTTTAGAGTTTTTCTTAAGTATGTCGTACATTTTCCACTGTATTGGCGATAAATCTTGCGCTTCATCAACAAATACTACGTCATATTTTGGACACAATTCTGACACATTAAATTTTTCGATCATGTCAGTAAAATCTACAAGACCATATGAATATTTATAGTTATCTACTTCATCTTTTAAAATTTGTAATAGATGCTTGTCTATATCCTGTGAATACATGTCTGTGTTGTATTCATCTTCTATTGTAATGCTTTTGATTCTAGCTGCATTAATAATATTAAAATATTCACTACTAGAATCTACAAACCCAGTTTTTTCTTCTCCATTAGAATAAACTGTAACTTCTATACCTAGTTTACGACCTATGTCTTCGTAGTGTTCGTCCTGCATTACATTACTTTTCTTCATACCTAGTTCTGTAAAAGCTAATGAATGTAAAGTTCTAAAATATTTTAAATCTTTTCTGTTATACTTTGGATACAGATCTAAGGTTCTATCTATAGCTTCTTCTGCAGCTTTTTTTGTAAATGCAAAGTAACCTATTTTATCTATTGGTGTACCAAATTTAACTAAAGTTCGTACATAATTAATGAGTCTAGTTGTTTTCCCTGTTCCCGGAGGCCCGTATATTTTTCTAACGCTCACTACATTATCTCCGTGTTGTGTTTTATTATAGTATGATTAATTTTTATATCTTCAAATCCTTCAACACTAACTGAAACAATATTTTTAGTAGGTGTGTTGTACTTACCTTTTTCTTTTGTAGGAAATCTTTTTTGTTCTAGAAACTCTAACCCACATTTTTTATAATTTGTTTTCATCATTACCCCAGTCTTGTCTTCACTATGTTTCCAATTCTTAGCTTTAAGTTTGTCGTAAAATTTATCAAATTTAAAATATGCTATGCCATCT